AATGTAGGTGCGGGCTGCATCACCGAAAGCGGTGGTTTCCAGCTGCTCTTTGCTGATGTCTAAAGTGACAGCAGCAAGGCTGGCACTGAAATCCACAGTGTCAATGGTAACTTCTAAATCTGTAGCTGCGAAAACTGCCACGATATCTCCTAGTCTGAATAAACCACAGCTGAAAACTCCGCTGCCAAGTATTGTTGCTCACCTAATGTTATCGCACCCAATGAGGTCATCTCCTGCAGGCGAACATCAAAAGCGAACCCACCCAAAGTCTTATCCGACTGCACTGCGGTCTTGATTCCACCAGCCCCCGTGGAGGCATAAGCGTTCAAACGGGCCTGCGCTGTACGCTCCGAAACGCGCCCCACAATGACAGTGATCGTGAAAGTGTAAATCACCATCCCGTTCTTGAAAGCCTGGTCATAACTAACATTATTCAACTGCACCACAGCGATAGGAGGGGAAGGGTTATCAGGGAGGTCAGCAGCCGTTCTCAGCCCCGAAATGGTTGCAAGGTTAGTTGCAAGCCCATCCCTAATGTCACTGATGCTCACGCGGTTCTAACCCTTCTGAAAGGCATTAGGAGCTTCTCGACATCAGGATCCACACGCCCCACACGCATCACACCCAGGTCACCGAAACCCATAACCCCTGTGGGCGAGTCGTAGCGCTTGAACTGACGCATCGAAAGAATGATGCAGGCCTGCTTCACCGCTGTAGGGATACTAGCAAAACCCCACACCCCAACCACCTGCACAGAAGCCTGAAAAGCGTTCGAGTTGCGTGGCTCATAAATGGGAAACAGATAATCACCAATCGCAGCAATCATGGTGAAGGGTAGTTGTACCCCTCCCGCAATCCCATTCAAAGGGTTTAGCTGATAGTCACTGTCAGCAGTCCAGGTGGTGTCGAAAGTGCCATCCCCGTTACTGTCAGTTTTCAATGTTGTAACGGTTTGCAAGTCATCAATCTCAGTAACGAATGAATCAGCGGGCCTAAACACTCGGGTAGCTGAGGAGCTGTAGAAAACGCGCTCGCACCAACCATCAATTTCACGCGATGCCGCCTCAATGCTTATCTCAAGCAGGCTGTCATCCACTGTGTCTTGGATCCTGAGCGCATTTTTCACATCAGAAAGTGTGCAATAGCCGTTCTCAATAGACATGTAAATCCTCCAGGTCTAGTTTACCGCGACAGGCGTGCCTAGTTCGCGCAAGAAGAAACCCCCGCCACCCATACAGGTGACAGGGGTTCCTTGTGGGACAGGTTAGGCCTGAGCCAGGTACTTGATGTGGTTTGCACCGTTCGCAACACCAGCAGCAACACGGTAAGTGAAGCGGTAGCCGGTGATGTCGTTAGCGAAGTAAGCATCGCTCGAGACGGAGGTTTCCAGACCAGTGGTTGCAATCTTTACCGAAGGCCAGTGACCAAACAGTACAGACTTGTTACCGGTGGTAGGAGCATCCACAGCAGGGTTCTCGTAGATTGGGTAGCCAAGAAGCAAGTCTGGGCCTCCAACTACGGGGTCAAGAATGTAAGCGCCGTTACCATCCTTGAGCTTGCGGATTTTAGCGAGCGTTGCAGTGCTCACCATGAAGCCAGCACCAGGAAGCATGCGGGCCATACCATCAACCGAGAAAGCAAGCTCAATCAGTTCATCTGTGGTGATTTCCGTTTCAGAGGCAGCAGTTACGCCAGCGCCAGCAACAGCTTCAACAGCTGCGTTCACGATGGTGTTCACGCGGGTACCGATAGCAACACCAGCGTTCTCAGCGATAGAGGACTCAATGTCGAATCCAGCATCGCTGATCAGTTCGTTAGCGAGCTTCACAATGAAGCCCTGCTTGGCGGGCTGAAGAAGCAGAGAGCTGTAAGTGTTCTCAGACTCATCCATTGCCGCACCGGCAGCGGTTTCCGTTGCGGTGCTGTATGCCGTCATCACGGGGATCCGAAGGTCGTTCCCAGAGTCACGCTGGAACACCTCAGAGGTCTCCAGGTAAGGGCCAACCAGTTTAGCGAGCGCATAAACACGGTCAAGGAAGCTAACGGGAACAGTGTTAGCAGAGGGAACGAGCGTTGCACGCTGTTCCATCGTGAAGTTGTGTCCACGAACTTCTCCGCGAGCCATTGCACGGAACACATCGGCTGCGCCGCGTGATTCCTCAACAGGTACGAAACCGCGCGTTGCTTCAGAAGCCTGTGCAACACGGTCAGCGGAGCGCTGTGCAATCGCGAGGGCTTCATCAGCCTTACGAATGTCAGCCTCAATAAGGTCAATTTTTGCGACTTCAGCGGAGTCAATCCCACGCGACTCTGATTCTGCACCCTCGATAACTTCGCGGATTTGCATGGTCAGGTTGGCGCGGATTTCTTCCTGAGTCTTGATGAACTCAGACATAGAATGTCCTTCCAATAGGTTTGATTAGTTTGTTTCGCAGTGGCGGTAACGCTCAACTACTACCAGCAGCGGTGACGCACAAATCCGGTAACTCAATGATACCAACATGGTGCGCCCCGGTTGTGGAGTTGGGGACTCGAACCCCAGTCCACCAGGTCACCGCGTGCGGATCTAACCTGGTGTCGAAACCATCCAGCCCCACCACAAGGGTAGCAAAAGAAAACCCCCTGCCGGAAAGAAAGGGAAAACCGGCAGGGGGAAACCCACTAACGCTGTTCGACAGCCTCCATGACGCGGGTTTCTTTCTCTGCCTGCTGAGTGGTGCCCCTCACGGGCTTCGCCTTCGCAGGCGTATCAGCAGAAGAATTATCCAACGCAAAAACCGCGTCAGCCATCTCATCGGCAAGCGAAGCGATCCCACCCGAAACAGGGTTACCTGCAACCCGGAGGATAGCCGTCTTAATATCTTGTCTAGTAGCCATTACAGTCCCATCAATAGTTCGAGCTTCTTCTTCTTCAAAGCAAGCATGTCCAGGTCACCTTTAGGTTGCTCAACCTGCTCCGCTGGGGCCAGCTCATCAATTACCGAGGCGAGCAGTTGCCGGTCAGCAGCAGTAATGTCCTCACCGTTCTCAATCTTCAGGAGCGCATCAGCTAAAACATCGGCATCCACGCCGGCCCTCAAAGCGACCTTGTCAATACCTCGCACCGTAGTGCTACCAGCGGTAGCGGTGTATGCAGGGAACGCCACGATAGAAACCTCATGCAAGTTGATCCTGGTCAAAGTTCTAACAGAACCGTCAGCGCTCCACTCATCCCCGTTGCGGGCAACAGTGAAACCAAAACTCATGCTATCCACATCACCCCGCCCGATAAGTTCACGAGCGTCACGCCCTGTGGAAGTGTTAGGCAAGTCAGCCTCCACAAACAAACCGCGCGCATCCTCAGTGACCCTCAAAGTGCCAGCCCTAGTGCTACCCAGCACCGAAGCGGTGTCGTGGTTCCAGAGAAGCTTGATGTCGTTCCGGTTGCGAAGGGAACCCTTGAAAGCCCCAGGCGCAATACGCTCGATGAACGGTAACGGTTCACTATCGGAGTTGAACACAGCAGCGTACCCACTGAACTGCATGCCCTCGTCAGTTTCACGAACCTCAAACTTTGCAGAATTGATCCGCGTTTCCATCTTGCTCAATGCTTGCCCCTTAGCTCGGCCTTCATTCTCTTCCTCAATTCTACCAATGACCTCATTAGCGAAGTCTAGGAACCTTGTCGCGGCCCTATCAGTCAAAACCACACCCCAGACAATGTTCCCACTATCAGCCAACATTTCACGCGCCTCCACCCACATCGCAGGGGTCATAGCGTTATTGGTCACAGCAAGTATTTCAGGTGTGGCATCCGCAGCGCTGCGGGCAATCGCGCGAACCCAAGCTGGTGGGGTCAAATCCAAAGCGCTTCGCTCGCCCACATTAGGCACATCATCCACATCAAGTGCTGTAATACCTAGCCCCCGATAAACCTCGCGGTTGTCAGGGTCATTATCAATCGCCACCATCACATTGAAATCCTTAAGCAGGGAAGCGGCAACCTCACCCTTGAACCCTGCTGAAGCGGTGTCAGCATCAGGTTTCATAATGAGCTGGTCAAAATCTATGTCAAGTGTGTCAAGTTCGCGCAAAGTATCGTCACGATCATTAGACAGGCGGGCAGTCACAATAATGATTTCAGTATCATCGAAACTGTCCAGGTAGGTAAGAAGGCGCTGGTTAGCTTCACCGTTCAAAATGAGGGTGCCATCAATGTCCACAATGATTGCTGGTGGGCCAGAGTCAAGGCGTTGCTCCGAGCGTTCCCCCAACAACTCTGATTCCTCATTCACACTAATAGCGACACCCTCATCAATCGGCATCACTGCACCTCATCCTTATACACCGCATCAGGGTTCTCAGGATCCACCTGCGCCACACCCTGCAACTGGACAGAAGCCAAACCAGTATGCCCCACAGCGGGCAACCCAATCATCTCCATAGCCTCAGCAGGGTCAAACCCGGCAAACACCAGATCGCGCACCATCTGCACCTTCTCGCGTTGCGCCTTCACGCCCGCCTCCGAAAGGTTCACATTAGCGAGGGGCACGCGCACCGCCTCAGCAGCATCGCCCTCCTGTGGTGACAAATCTTCCAACCGCCGGATGTCGTTGATAGCGAGGAACCCAGACTGCAACCCAGTGCTATACGCGCTGTACCGGCTTTGAATGTCAGCCCTGAGCAAGCCGTTCATGTTGAACTTGATGAATGCGGTTTCACCACCCTGGTACCGACTCATCAGGGTGCCCATAGCATCCTCAATTTTCGTCACATAAGGTCGCAGGGTGTGTGTCACAAACCCGAGCATGTTCTGCTCAACGCTCGAATAAGTGTTCGTGCCTGGCAGGTTTAGCATGTGTGATGGAATCCGCCAGATACGGGCCACATCCTCCACAGCCATTCTGCGGGCCTCAAGTGCTTGGGACTTCTCTGGGTCTGCCTGTGTAGGTTTGAAGCTTGCACCACCGCTTAGAATCCCTGTGCGCCCACTCTTACGCCACCCCTTGTGAGCGTTGTCGAAGGATCCGCGCAAACTTTCAGCCTGCTCGAGAGTCAAAGCTCCAGGGTACTCAATGACACCCTGCAAAGTTGTTCCACTGCCAAAAAAGGTTGCAGCGTAAAGTTCCAGCGCTTTTGACAAACCGAGGTTCTCTTTCAAAGCGTGAACCCGTGAAACACCACGCACAGTCCCAGGGCGCAACAAATCAGGAATGTATAGCACCTGCTCCGAGGTCAAAGGCTTATCCTCACCCTGCACCGTGAAAATCAGTCTGCCCTGACCATTGCGCTTCACCTCCACAGTGGAAGGGTTTAGCACCATCAAATTCACAACCTCGCCCTTAAAACTGAACACACGGATAAAAGCGTTCCCGTCAATAAGCAAAGACACCAGAAGCGAGTTGTAGAAAACTGCGTGCCCCGCAAAGTTCACATCAGGCTGTGACACCCAAGCTGGTTTAGGTCTGAAGGGTCTGCGGTTCCCATCCAACCTGATAAACGAATCCACAGGCAGGGTACTAATCGTGTCAGCGATAAGCGACACCGCCGAATTGACAGCAGCAATACTGAGCGCGTTGCCCTCATCCACGCTTGTGCCAGCCTGTGTGCCAAAACCAACATCGTCACCAGCCTCAAAAATTGTTTGAAAGCTGATTGCCCTATCTTCCCAAAGCCTATTGAATACCACTTATCGCCCCAAAGCTAGTCCGAGTAAAATTAGAACAGCGCCACCAACCACAAGCCCCGCAGGGACAGAGATAAGGGTCACGCCTGCAACAATCGTCACAGCGCCTACTATTTGTAAAGTTGAACTCATATCACCTATCCAAAGAACTCAGGCACTGGTTCTAGTTTAGCGCCTGTTAGTGCCCTATCTACTGCAAGCACCATAGCCACAGCGGCGTCAATCTTTCTTGGGCTATTCCTAGAGTCTTTCACAATGCGCGGCCCCAGGTTGTCAATCTTCGTCACCGCGTTGCTCAAGTGTCGTGCCAGTATCGGGTTACCGTCATGCATAAGGCGTTTCTCCATCACAGCATCGAACACTTTTGCGCAGGCAGGGACCATTCTGCGGGCTGAGGTGCTAGGCCACTCCACAATCGGCACGCCCTTATCCTCCAGGGCTTGCATGGATCGTTGCCACCGGAAAGGGTCGCACGCAACCTCACGCACCTTAGGGTGAGCCTGACAGAAATCCAGAACAGTCTGCTCCACCTCCGCAATGTCCACCCTCCAATCATCATCATGGATAGTCAAATCTTTCTCCCACGACTTGACCAGAAACACTTTCACCGGCTCATCATCTTTGGGGACAATCGCACCCACGATGACAGAAGCGTCACCGCTGAAGGAACCATCAAAGCCCAACACAATCTCATCATCAGGTGACACCTCAAAGTCTGCCTCGCACGCCTCCCACGCCCCAGAAGGCAACCAAGCGGTTTGCGAGGACACCCACTGGTTACAACGCTTTGTACGAAACTCTGCCTCAGGTGTACGCCTCACAGCGCTCTCAAAGTCAGCAGCGGAATTGATGTCATCGAAACCTGGGTTTGCAATCCTCCAAGTTTCAGGCAGTTTGTGATCCGCCTCCTCAGGTGCCTCCCACGCAGCCATAAAGAAAGTGGGGTCATCCACCTCGCCTGTGGCAACCTTCTGCCCGTACTGGTAGAGGCTGTAGCAGATACTGTCACGCCCTGTGGAATCCATGCGAACCCCCGCAGTACTAATCGCAATCAAAGTGCTCAGCTTTCCGCGCGCACCCATAGCGAGGCTGAAGGTGTCGTAAAGTTCGCGGTTCTTCTGCGCGTGCAACTCATCAAAGACAGTCATCGTGGGAGAGAGTCCCTCCTTGCTATACGCCTCAGCAGACATAACCCGGTACACCGCGTTTAGCTTAGGCAACTCGATAGCATCCCGATACAACTTAGTGATGCTGGAAAGCTCCTGGCTTGCCTCCACCATTCTGCGAGCATCAGCAAACACAATCCTGGCCTGCTCTTTCTCGGCCGCCACGCTGTAGGTTTCCCCTCCTTTAGGTCCAAGAATCAAACCGTACAAAGCGACTACAGAACCCAGCGCACTTTTGCCGTTCTTCCTGGGCATCAGAACTAGCTGGGACTGGTGTCTATAACCGCCATCCTCATAGGCAAACATATTCTCAAACAGCTTCACCTGCCAAGGCCTCAAGACTAGAGGCTCACCCGATTTACCAGCAACCGAATCCTTGGTGATAATCCCGTATGCCTCAGCAAAAGTAGCAATCGGTTCAAGCTTCCTACCCCTCTCAATCGCATCATCAGGAACAGGAGTCAGCCAGCGAGGAGGCCAACTACTCTGCTCCATACTCATCCCTGTTAGCGCGGCGCTCCATCAGCTCCTCCAGCTTCGACTTAGCCTTCACCTCAGCGACACCCAAACGCGAACGGTCAGAAGGGGTGAACCCGAGCAGGGAAAGCGAGGACTGAATCAGTTTCTCCGTTTCAAGCAAAGACATGTTCACCTTGCGCTCAGTAGGATCCGCCAGAAACTCCTCACGCAAAACCTCGCGCCTATCCAAAAGCTCACACACCATCTGCAAAAGCTGAGTGTCAGTCTTTGGGCTAATCCATAACCCACCAGCCTCAAACACCTCCGCCCACAACTGATAACCTGCATCACCCAAAGGGCGCAACGGTTCCAGATACCCACCCTCAATCTCCATCAAAGAACCCTCCGCAGGGATTGGCCTTCTGCCAGGGTTTCCCAGCTTGCGTTTCAACTCAATCGGTTTAGCAGCATTAGACATTGCTTGGCCTCTTTTGAAAATAACCGTCAATCACATCACGGGCAATCTGCTGATTCTTCAAAGGTCTACGCTTCAAGCGCTCC